CGATGAAGTCCGAGAGATCACAGAAGATGGATTTAGAGCTGCTACTCCTACAACTAGAGCTCACCCAAACTCTCAAACGCTTCTTACCTCTAATGCAGGAGACGCTTTCAGCACTGTACTCAACGACCTACGAGAAAGAGCTATCGACTATCCACCCAAGTCTTTTGGATTTTATGAATACTCAGCTCCGCAATACTGCAAGATAGACGATCGAAATGCATGGGCTTTGGCTAACCCCTCTTTGGGATACACCATCACAGAAGAAGCGATTGAGGAAGCGATTGCTACTTCACCGATTGAAAACACGCGTACTGAGACTCTTTGTCAATGGATTGATTCGCTAAGCAGTCCGTGGCCACATGGAGTCTTAGAGGACACATCCGATAGCACACTAGAAATGAGTCCAGGGGCTTATACTGTATTCGGTTTCGATGTCAGTCCTTCACGCAGGAACGGATCATTGGTCGCAGGACAACTTCTCCCAGATGGGAGGATTGGCATCGGAATCTTGGAGACTTACAGCTCTCAGGTTGCTATTGATGAGCTAAAGATGGCAGCAAGTATAAAGGCATGGTGCGACATTTATAAGCCACGCCTAGTCTGCTATGACAAGTACGCGACCCAGACAATCGCAGATCGCCTAGCCAATGCTGGAGTTATGGTCGAGGATGTTTCGGGTCAGCAATTCTATAAAGCCTGTGGCGATCTGTTAGAAGGCTTGGTCAATCATCGAGTTATCCATAATGGACAAGAGGAACTAATCCAGCAGATGAATAACTGCGCAGCTAAGGTGAACGATTCGGCTTGGAGAATCATCAAGCGAAAAAGTGCTGGAGATATTTCAGCCCCTATTGGCTTGGCTATGGTAGTCAGCAAGTTAATGATCCCTCAACCTAAGCCACAAATCTTTACTTAGACACACCCATATCACATTGTCTAATTGCTTGACAAATGCTATAGTTTCTGTCTATGGGTAGAATCTTGCAGACATTCGGGCTTGAACCTAAGCCACAATTACAAGCTCAGTCCGCACCTCAGGTGCTTGGTGAGTATTCACCTTATGCAATGCCGTTTCAATATGCCTTTATCGGCAGAAGCGAAGCGATCTCTGTTCCAGCACTAATGCGCTGTCGCAATCTATTGTGCGGAACTATCGGAGCGATTCCTTTAGAGCTTTATAAGAAATCTACTAATGAAGAACTTGGCTCACCTGCATGGTTAGAGCAGCCTTCGTATTCACAGCCACGATCTGTAACGATTGCGTGGACTGTTGATTCACTTCTGTTTTATGGTCAAGCCTTTTGGAAAGTAGTTGAAGTTTATTCTGAGGATGGTCGTCCTTCTCGCTTCGAGTGGATCGCTAACCATCGAGTAACTGCAACGCTAGATAGCACCAATACTTTTGTTAGATCTTATGCAGTCGATGGCACTACTTTGCCAATGGACGGCTTGGGATCTTTAATCACTTTCCAATCATTAGGCGATGGCATTCTTAACACTGGAGTGCAGACAATTCGCGCAGCTATTGATGTCCAGAAGTCAGCAGCGATTGCAGCAGCTACTCCGATGAGTACTGGCTTCATCCAGAACTCAGGTGCTGATCTTCCACCGGCAGAAGTGCAGGGATTATTGGCAGCATGGAAAAGAGCTCGTCAGAATAACTCTACTGCTTATTTAACAAGTACTTTAGATTATAAGACTGTGGGCTTCTCACCTAAAGACATGATGTACAACGAGGCGATTCAGAATCTTGCTACTGAAATTGCGCGCTTATGCAATGTGCCAGCGATCTATGTGTCAGCAGATCAGAACTCAAGTTATACATATCAGAATGTCAATGATGAACGCAAGCAATTCTTAACGCTATCTCTACAGCCATTTATCACTGCGATTGAAGATCGCTTATCGATGGATGATATTACTGCTCGTGGCAATGTAGTTAAGTTCGATATTGATAAGAACTTCTTGCGCACTGATCCACTGCAAGAACTTGCAGTAATTGAAAAACTCCTAGCCCTTAATCTGGTTACACAGGAACAGGCTATGGAAATGACAGATCTAACACCTAACGGAAGCAATGGTCTAGAATGAACCAAGTAATCACCTTCTCAGCTGATCTCACAGCAGATTCAGCAAGTCGCACAGTATCAGGCAAGATTGTGCCTCTTAATGTCGAAGCAGGATCTACAAATATGGGCAAAGTAATCTTTGCCTCTGGATCTATTGCTATCGAAGATCCTAAAGCAATCAAGTTGCTAAGTCAGCATGATGCTAAGAAGCCATTAGGTCGCATGGTTTCTTTTAGCGAATCAGATAACTCAATCGATGCAGTATTCTCAATCAGCCGTTCACAGCGCGGTACAGAAGCTCTAATCCTTGCAGAAGAAGGATTGCAATCAGGATTGAGCATCGGGGCAGAAGTCCTAAAGTCAAAGATCAAGGATGGCGTTACTTATGTATCTGCTGCTCGCTTGGTCGAAGTAAGTTTAGTAACAGAGCCAGCATTCAAGTCGGCTCAGGTTACTGATATTGCAGCAGAAGAATCTGCTGTAGAAGAAATCACTCAACCAACAGAAAGCGAGACAGCCGTGGAAAACACCACTCCAGCAGTCGAAGCAACACCAGTTGAAGCACCAGCGGTTGAAGCTGCTCGCCCAACTGTTTCAGCAGCATACTTCACAAAGCCACGCATTGAAATCACTGCAGCTAAGTATGCAGAAAACACAATTCGTGCAGCTCTAGGTGATGACAACGCTCGTCAATACCTACGCGCAGCAGATGACACAACAGACAACGCAGGACTTGTTCCAACTCGTCAGTTGTCAGAAATCATCAACCCACTATCAACAACAATCCGTCCTTCAATCGATGCAATCTCTCGTGGAGTATTGCCAGATGCAGGTATGACTTTCGAGATTCCAAAGATCACAGCAGTTCCAACTGTTGAAATCGAGCCAGAGAACGCAGCATTTTCAGACACAGATCAGAACGCTGCTTTCCTTTCAGTAGATGTCAAGAAGTATGCAGGACAGCAGACATTCTCTGTTGAATTGCTAGATCGTACATCTCCAGCATTCTTTGATGAGCTAGTCCGCAACATGGCAGCAGCTTACGCAAAGGCTACAAACGCAGCAGTTAATGCAGCACTCATCACAGGTGCAACAGCAGACGGCACAACTACAGTTACATATCCAACAGCAGCAGAATTGCTAGGAATTGTTGCTCGCGGTTCAGCATCAGTTTATGCAGCAACAGCAGGACTACCTAACCCATTCGCTCGCAACATGGTTGTCTCAACAGGACAATGGTCTAACATCATGTCATTGAACGATGCAGGTCGCCCAATTTACACAGCATCACAGCCAATGAACGCTGGCGGTCAAGTATCACCAACATCATTGACAGGTAATGTTGCAGGACTCAACCTATATGTTGATCCAACAAACGCTGGCGATGGCGATGGAACTATCCTAATCGTGAACCCAGATGCATACACATGGTACGAGTCACCAACATACCGCTTGCGTGCAGAATCAACAGCTAACGGATCAGTAACAGTTGGTTACTACGGATTCGGTGCAATCGCAACTAAGGTTGCAGCTGGCGCATTCAAGAACAACAAGCAGTAAAAACTCACTAAGTCACTCTGGGGAGTAGTAGCCCTCTACTCCCCAGAGTCTTAAGAAAGGATCATCATGGCACTTACAACAGTCGCAGAACTCCGTGCAACACTCGGGGTCGGTACTTTGTATCCAGATGCAACCCTTCAAGAGGTATGTGATGCAACGGATGTAGTTCTTCTGCCTATGCTTTGGCAGAACGAAATCTATAACACTCACCAGAGCCTCACAAACAATGTGGCAACTCTTTACTTTGGTCAAGAGATTTCTAAAGAATTCTATGTAGGACAAAGCATAATTATTACTAAAAACGGAAGCCCATACAACGGCACTAAGACAATCACTGCCATCGGTTCAGGCTCACTTTCATATGCTGCAACTGGAGCAGATCAAGGCACTCATGCCGTCCAGCCTTTTGGAATTGTTGCAGGAACAGTTACTGACTATGCAACTGACACAGCAGTTCAGCAAGCAGCTTTGATGATATCTGTTGAAATCTGGCAAGCGCGTACAGCCACTCTCTCAGGCAGTAACGCTGTAGATTTCCAGCCAAGCCCTTACCGAATGAGCGCGCAGCTTCTCGCTAAGGTGCGAGGATTGATCGCGCACTGCTTATCACCTAACTCTATGGTGGGCTGATGCCTGTTGCCGTCACCACTCTTAGGACTACATTAGCAACGGCTTTGGTCGATAACGCTAAGTGGCAGACTTTTGCTTTTCCACCTGCCACAGTGCTTGCTAACTCTGTAATTGTCTCTCCAGATGATCCTTACTTAACACCTAGCAACAATCAGCACATCTCAATTAGCCCAATGGCTAACTTCAAGATTGTTATGACTGTTCCACTATTCGACAATGAGGGAAACCTTAACGGCATCGAGGACACAGTCTGTGGCGTGTTTGCAAAGCTCGCAGCATCATCTTTGACCTATAATGTAAGCGCGATAAGCGCACCAAGTATTCTCAACGCTGCATCGGGAGACCTTCTCAGCTGCGAGATGTCCGTATCAATCCTAACGAGTTGGAGCTAAACATGTCCGAGTGGGAACAAGAAAACGCTGACTTCCTGAAGAAAATCGGGCAAGTAAGCACACCAGCACCAAAGCCAGTAACTACTAAGAAAGACGAGGAATAATCTCATGGCTGTATTTCTAAACAATAAAGTTGGCGTGAAGATTAACACTGTTGATCTTTCTGACCATGTAACATCTATTACTCTTAACCGCACATTCGATGAGCTAGAAGTAACTGCGATGGGTGACACAGCACACAAGTTCGTTAAGGGCTTGGAAGCATCATCTGTAACAATCGACTTCCTAAACGACACAGCATCAGCGAATGTATTGGCAACACTACAAGCTGCATGGGGTACAACAGTCACATGTGTATTCCTACAGGAAAAGGGAACAGCAGTATCTGCTACTAACCCTCTTTACACAGTGTCACTTCTAGTGAATAACACAACAGACATCAATGGTGCTGTTGGCGATATGTCCACACAGTCAATCACATTCACTGCTAACTCAACAGTTGCAGTAGCCACAACAGGCACATTCTAAACAAACTATAAAGGGGCAAACTCATGGCAAAACTAAAGATAGTTCGTACAGATGGAAGCGTATTGGAAGGCGAGATCACTCCAGCAGTGGAGTACTCATTCGAGCAGTACGCTAAAAAGGGCTTCCATAAGGCGTTCCGCGATGAAGAAAAGCAGAGCGATGTCTATTGGTTAGCATGGGAAGTAACACGCAGGTCAGGTGAAACTGTTAAGCCTTTTGGTATGGATTTCATCGAGACACTAAAAAGTGTCGAGGTGCTTGATTCAGACCCTTTAGCTTAAAGCGCGATCTTCCGTTCACCTATCTAATCGCTAGGCTAAGCATTAGGTTGGGAATCGCGCCACAGCAGTTATTAGATCTAGATAAGACCATGCTCGATGCATTAGTGCAAGGGCTCAAGGATGAAGCGAAAGAGGTGAGCGATGCCAGCAAGCGTAAAGGGCGGCGTTAAACTTCGCAAAGCTCTCCGTGCGTTCGCTCCAGATCTTGCTAAGGAAACCCAGAAGGAAATCGCTGGGGCTCTCAAGCCTATTACTAAAACGGCTAAAGGCTATTTTCCTGATGATGGTCAAGTGCTAAGCGGATGGCTTGCTAGAGAAAACTCTCAAGCTCGATTCCCTAGTTACAATGCTCGCATAGTTAAGGCTGGCGTTGGCTATAAAACTTCACCGTCTAAGCCTAATCGTAGAGGCTTTAGATCCCTTGCTCGCGTATTCAATAAAAGTGCAGCTGGAGCAATTTACGAGACTATGGGGCGTAAGACCCCAAGCAGTCGCTTTGTACAGAATCAAAACAACAAGTATGGCTCACAGATGAAGGGCGATCAAAAGATGGAAGGTCGTGCCTTATTCCGTGCATACGAGGAGAATAACGGCAAAGCTAGAGAAGCAGTGCTAGCAGCAATTAAGGGCGCAGCTAATAAACTAAACGCGAGAGCAAAGGTGTAAATCATGGCTAATGTAATGATTGATATTGCAGCGGAGTTCACAGGCAATAAAGCGTTTAAGCAAGCAGATACTGCTACAGATAAACTTAGTAAAAATGTAAAGAAATTAGCAGCTACTTTTGGTCTCACATTTGGAGCAACTGCTGTTCTTGCTTATAGCAAGGCTGCCGTTAAAGCAGCAGCAGCCGATCAAAAGGCTCAGCAACAATTAGCCTTAGCCCTTAAGAATGTCGGGCTTGGTAGAGATGCAGCAACTTCTGAAGCTTACATCCAGAGACTTCAAAGCGAGTTCGGCATTGTCGATGATCTTCTTCGTCCAAGTTATCAGACTTTAGCGGTCGCCACACGCGACTCAGCTGAGGCTCAACGCTTGATGGGCATTGCCTTAGATGTAAGTGCCGCCAATTCTTTGGACTTAAACGCAGTCACTAAAGCCTTGAGTCGTGCATTTTTAGGAAACAACACAGCACTTTCCCGCTTGGGCGTAGGTATCTCAAAGGCAGATCTTAAATCCAAATCTTTTAAGGAAATTACTGATCAGTTATCTGCAACCTTTGCCGGATCAGCAACAGCAGCGGCAAACAGTTATCAAGGTTCGATGGATAAATTGGCGGTTGCTACGGAAAACTTTAAGGAATCTATCGGTGTCGGCTTAATCGAAGCCCTAAACATTCTTAATGGTGAGCAAGGACTTGCTAAGACAACTTCTGAGATAGATAAGCTTGGCATTAAATTACAAAACGCCACTATCGGTGCAGCTTACTTTGTAGATGAATTAAAGAATATACCTCTTGTTGGTGGACTTTTATCATCTGTGCTAAGTAAAACTGTTGGTGATCCATTAGGCATTGTCACATTGTTGAATGCATTCGAGAAGTTCAAGCAAGAACCAAGACCTTTTAGCACACCAATGTCTATCTCAGGTCAAGTCCAAATTAGACAACAAGCGCAGATTACTCGGCTAACACAGCAGCAGGCAGCAGCTCAAGCCAAGATTACTAAGGACAAGAAACTCCAGCAAGCCATCGACAAGGCTAACCTTGCCCTTCTCAAGGGTGAAGAAGTCTTTGACATGGACAAGATCCAGATTGCAGCAGCTCTTACTAATCAGGCTGAGCAACTAGGAAAAGCAACTACATCATCTCAACTATTGCAGATTGCCAATGACACTGCTCGACTCAATGTAAAGCAGTCAATCCTTGCCCTAGAAGATGCTATTGCTGCTAAAGATGAAGCAGCCATTGTTGCTGCCACGGCTAAACTAAATGCAGATCTCAAGGTGCTTGGAGCATTAGGTATGCAAGGCATAAAACTTCAGGATATTAAATCAATCCTTGAAAGCCTAAAGCCTAAAGATCTTATTAACATTAGTAACCTTGAAGAAGCATTAAGACTTCTTGCTCAGATTAACTTATTGTCTAATGCTAAAGTTCCTACAAGCGCATCTCTAGGCTCTGGCATTCCAGCAGGGGATTATATTGCGCCTATTTCCACTGTGGGCGGATCTATTGAGGCTATCCTTGAATATGCAGAAGCAGCCACAGCTCGTGCTAATGCTTTTGCAGACTTGCTAGACATGGAGAACGCATCGGCTGCAAGTCAGATGGCTTCTACCATTGATCTAGAAAGCATTGCTCGCTCATCACTATTGCAGGGTCTAGCAGGTGGAGCAGGTGTATCAGGTGCGGTTAGCGGTTCACGCTATGCAGCACAGGCTGCTAATGCTTACAACATTACAATTCAGGCTGGAATCGGTGATCCAGAGGCTATTGCTAGAGCCGTGGAAGATGTAGTCCGTCAGTCTTATCAGCGAGGTACTAGCTCCACAGGACTTCTTGCAGTATGACATGGCTTCCAGAATGGCGCATCACTGTTGGGACTAATGTCTATACAAATGTAACTGGCGTTAATGTAACTACAGGGCGCATTGATATCGATCGCCAATGCCAAGCAGGTTATGCTCGCATGGACATTATTAACTCAACCAATGCCCTCTTTGACATTGATGTTACAGATTCCTTGACTTTAGAGCTTAAAGATAGCGGTGGCACTTATGTGCCTGTATTTGGTGGCACAGTCTCAGACTTTTCAACCTCAGTCAGAAGTCCAGAGGAATCAGGATATGTAACTCTTGGAACGATACTTGCGGTCGGTGCTCTGGCTAAACTGCCTAAGGCGATCTACACAGATTCTGTGGCACACAATCTAGATGGCGAACAGATCGCTATTATCTTAGAGGAACTGTTAGTCAATGAGTGGATTGAAGTAGCACCTGCCCTTCAATGGGTCAATTACGATCCGACTACTACATGGGCTAATGCTGAGAATGTTGGATTGGGTGAGATCGATGCTGGTCTGTATCAGATGGACAACCTCAGTGCAGCAGATCGCAACACACAGACTTTAGTTCAGCAGATAGCAGACAGCGCACTCGGAACGCTCTACGAGGACAAGCAGGGGCGAATCTCATATGCCGATGCAGATCATAGAAGCAACTACTTAGCAGCTAATGGTTCAACCCAGTTAGACGGCAACTATGCTTCCCCTGCCAGCGTTAAGTCAATCCTACAAATTGGCAAGATCCGTAACAGTGAGATTGTGCGTTATGGCAATGATTACGGCAGCACTTACTCAGCCACAGACGATGCTTCTATCACCGCCTATGGTCGCTACCAAAGAACATTTGATTCTAATATCCGCTTTCTGGCAGACATTGAGGACATCATCGAGCGCGATCTAGCTCTACGCTCAGTGCCTAGAACACAGCTCGATCAGATTACTTTTAGACTTGACAATCCTCTTATGCCTAATGCCCTTAGAGATGACCTAATTAACCTTTTCTTTGGCGAGCCAGTAGTTATCACTAACCTACCCTTCAACATGTTCGAGGGGTACTTCTCAGGCTTTGTAGAGGGCATCTCAATCAGGGCAACACCTACATTCGTGGATGCAACTATCTATGTCTCACCGACAGACTTCTCTTTAATTGCCCCGACATGGGCAACAGTAATTCCAACTAACACCATCTGGAGTGGCGTAAATGGTACACTACAGTGGTCTAAAGC